CTCGGCGTTGGTCACCATGGCCCGCAGCTCCACCTCGGTGAAATACTCGCGCCGGAAAATGCAGCGCGCCCGCTGGAGATCGATGGTCTCGGGCGGGAACGAAACCTCATCGAACGGCTTCAGCGCCGTGACAATCGGCAGGTTCCGCTGCACGTACTCCTCCTCGTACTCGCCGGTCCCCTCCTCGCGCAGTTCGCGGACAAACTTGCGGGCGTCGCGGATCGTCAGATCCGGCAGCACCGTCGTGATGATATCCGCCGCCTGCTCCTCGGCTTCCGGCGTCGCGATCAAGGTTGGCAACTGCGCCAGGATGGAGTTGGGGTTTCCCTGCGCCGCCTGCGCCGCGATCTGCTGCACCTCCTGGAACGTGATCTTCTGGCAGCGCGTGGCCGTCTTCTGATCCCAGGCGACGTGGGCCACTCCCCACCCGTACTGCTGACCGTACTGGGCGAGCAGCTCGGCCTCGCGCTGGAGGTCCGTCTTCAATTTGTTCTCGCGGATCCAGGTCATCAGCTCCGTCGCGACCGCGGCGCTCCCCGCATCGCCCAGATCCACGCCGGAAACCTGCAGGGCGCCGCGCTCGAAGGACGTCGTCAGCATGGCCACGATCTCGTTGATCGTCGCGTCAACGAGCCGCACGCGCACGTCGGAGCCACCCTCAAACGGGAACACCTGTTCGCCATCGGGGCGGGTGCTTGACCACTTCTTGCCGTCGTCCGTCTGGCCGCTCCACTTGCAGTAGCGCACACTGTCGTTGTTGTCGACGCGGGTGACGTTGTTGCCCGTGTACAGGCTGCGCTGAAACTCGTAGTTGAGATAGTTGACGTCTGGCTTGTCGGACGCCTTGACCAGTTGGTCAGCGGACGGATTGGCGGATTTGTAGTCGTAGCTCATGGCTTGGCGGGTGGTTTGAAGTTGGCCCCGATGTACTCGAGGATCTCGTCGCGGTAGAATCGATGCAGGCCACCGAGCGTGCGGTAGGTGCGCAGCTTTCCGGCGCGGCGCAGCCGGTCGAAGTACTTCTCATCGAGGCCGGTCAGTTCGCTCGCCTGCTTGCGCGTCAGTAAAAGTGGATACGTCGTCATCAGTAGGAGCCGCCGCCCACCGCGGCGAAGGAGCGTTTGCCGTGATCCACGGGGTCCATGACGGCCAGGTAGCGCAGGCAGTCGATTGGATCCTTGGTCGCCCCCTTGTCGCCATCCTGGCCGGTCCACTCACGCAGCGAGTAGATCAGGTTCTGGCAGTCGCGGGAGACGTACAGTTGCGGGCGGTTCTTCTCGTCAATCGGCTCGTTCGGATCGTAGGCCAGCCAGTCGTTGATGATACCGACGCCCTCATCGATGCCGCGGCCCGCCGCCGGCTCGAAGTACATGCCGGGATCCGCCGGATCCTCGTCGTTGTCGGTCTCGAAGAGCTGCGTCAGCGTGATGCCGGCATCCTGCGCCTGCGTCTTCGTGCCGCCCGCCTTCGGGTCGATGTAGCGCGCGAAAATCTTCTCCTTGCCCTCGAGTTCGCGGATCAGCGCACGGTACGCCGAGACGCCTCGACCGGCGCCGTTGCGCTGCGCAATGCCGATCTTCCCGTCCGGCTTTTCCGATGGCAGCGCCCACTCGCCGATGCTCATGTCGGGCCACTCGCGGTACACATAGCGCCGGCCATCGGTGCCGACGCGAAGCCAGAGCATGAAGTAATTCCGCGCGCCGGCGGGATCCATCACCATGTAGTTCGTGCCGTCCCGCGGAATGTCCTCGGGCTTCACGATGTTGTGCTCACCAAAGAGCGGGAACTGCGACCCCTGGAGCGACTCAGCCCAGCCGTAGGCGCGAATTTTGACCTCATACGCCGTCTTCCCCTGCAGAGCGGCTTTCATGTTCGCCCAGTCCGAATACGGGTTTAAGATACTGTGAAACCAGATCACCGCGCCGCGCTTCCCATGACAGGTCGCAATGTACGGCATCGTCCCCCGCGGCAGTCCCGGCACGTTCACCGTGGTCGCCAAGAGTTCGCTCTTCTTTGCGTGCGTGAACTTGCACCCGGCGACGAACTCCTTGACCGCCTGCGTGTACCCCAGGACCGGCGTGAAGGTCAGGACAAACAGCCCGTTGCGCGTGACCAAGCGGTAGCGCAGCGTGTCGATCCAGTCCTGCGGCACCAACTCGTCGCACCAGATCATGTCGAGTTCGCCGCCCTCGATGACTTTCCGGTCCTGCGAGTAATTGAGGAAGAAGCACTGGGAGCCGTTCGGCAGGACAAACGTGTTCTCCGAGAACCCGTTCTTCTGCGTGTAGCTCATATTCGTCACCTTCGTCTTCCGTAGCCGCTGCCACTCCGGCGGCAGGTACTTGAAGATCACGTTCTGCTGCATCTGAATCGACGACATCGACGTAGTGTGCAGGCACCAGACGCGCGTGCCTTTGTTGGCCACCAGGAGCTGCACCACCCGCTTCGCCGCGTACTCCGTCTTCCCGGCGCGGTTCCCGCCGTTGATCAGCAGTTCGCGGTGCTTGAGCAGCAACTGATCCGCCTCCTTCCAGTGCTTCGGCTCGTACCCGTGGCGGTACGGGTCGCGCTGCTCGGCCACGATCTTGTCCTCCCGCAACTGCAGGATCCGCACCGTCTCATCGAGACCCTTCGTGTCCACCATGCGCCGTATGTCCTCCGGCGTCGGCGCCGGGATCACCGGGTGCGGCGCAGGCTTATACCCCGCGAACTGGGCGAGATCGCTCATCACCACTTCCCCGGCCACCGCGGCTGACGCGCCGCCAGGACGATGCCCTCGTACCGCCGCACCGGGATCACCATCCCAGGCTGAAAATTGGTCGAGTCCTTCACCCGGCAGATCACCTGCCGCCCCTCAAACTCCACCAGGATGGCCCGCCGATTCGCAAACTTGTTCTGCAAGACGCGAGCCTCGTCCGCCGTCCACCATCCCGGTCGGCCATGCTCCACGATCAAGCCATTCTGCGGCAGGCGCGGAATCTCCGCGTCAGGGTATCTGTGGCCCGCCGGCGCCAGATCTTCACTCCTGGGCGATTCCTGGGCCGCTGCCAGGGCTTCCGGCGCCGCGATCAACTCGAAAATCTTCCGCCGCCCGCTTTCCGCCAGCCAGACCGTCTTCGGCTTCTCGGTCATCCACCAATCTGTGCCCTCCACCAGGTGCTGCTGCCGCATCTCGCGCAACGCGGGTCGGCCAAGGCCCGTCTTGTCCGCGAAATCCATCTCGCGCTCCGCGTTTTGGGGAAAATTTTCGGCGGCTGGACCCGTCGCGTTTCCTTCGCTCGCGGCGATGGGGCCACCCCCTCCCCCCCTTGGCTGGTGCGAGTTGTTTGCGTCTGACTGTCCGCTTCCGACAATGTACATTATGTTAAGTTGTTGAGCTTTGCTGCGCCGCTTGTTACTCGCTTACCGTTAGCATCTTACGAGATCTGAACGGTGTCGGCCTCGATGGCTTCGACACGTTTCGGTTCGTTCATCATCGCGCGCAGCGACTCGGCATCGACCGAAACCCGGTGCTCGACCACCGAAACAGCCGGTTCGCCGGCCAGAACTTGGGTCTTGTCGAGCAAAATTCCCAGCGCCACGGAAAGTCCTGGAATCTGTCCCGCTTTAATCTCCTGCGAATCAAGACCCTCCAAGCCTCGTTGAATGGTCGCTGCGGTCTTGTTGGCCAAGCGGTGGAGCGTGCCGAGCATCTGGCGTTTGAACAGCTCGGGTTCGCGTTCGACTAGCTGGTCGCGGATCAAGGCGACGGTGGCAGGGCCGGAGGAAGTTTCTTGGGCGATGCGAACGATGCCGGTTCCCTTGCGGAGGAGGTCTTCGATGGCGGCGCGCTTCTCGGGGGAGATGTTGAGCGCGGTGCGGGCCATGGAGTCTGGGCTGCGGGCCAGGCGGGTGTCGACGGATTCGCCGACGAGTGGGTCAGGTCTGCCGCCATCTACCGCGAACTGTGAAGGTTCACCCATGTGAGCCTGAATGTACCTAGTGGAAATTTTTTGGTCTACAGCCTCGCGGAAGATTTTTCGTGGAGTGGGCCAAGGGGGCGAGCGCCTCGCGAAAGTGTACGGGTCAGAGCGAGTCGATACGACGGGCGCGTCTGGCTTTCTCGAGAACGAAAGTTTTTTCGGGCGGCGGCGGCGTCGGGGCAAATCGCCAAGTGATGGCCGAGACCTGGTTCCAATCGATGAATTCGGCGTGGTCGGCCAAGGTGGGGTCGCCGAGCGGGGTGAGGCGCACATCGGTGACGCGGCCATCGGCGCGAACGACGACAGGTTCAGTTGTGGAGGCGAGGTGAATCAGGCCGGCGTTGCGGAGGGCGACGCGGACTTTCCAGTGGTCGGGCAGGTTTTTTTCGTTGGTTTCCATAAGAGCTTTTGAGGTGGGCCACGGCGAGTCGCGGCATGTTTTTTTGGGTTCGATTTTGTACGCTCGTCCCTTTCCCCGAAAGGGAGCGAGAGCGTACACTCTCTCCTTTAGGAGATAGGGGGGGGGACTAGTCACTGTTTTGTACGTTCCCAGTATCCTCCCTGTATCTATTCAGTCAGACGCCAGGATGGAGTCGGTCGAGGTGGGCCAGATACTTCTTCTTGAGCGACGCGATCTGGCCTTCCAAGCGGCGGATCTTGGCCATCAGGTCAGCGTTGATCTCTGCCTGGGTTTGCTCGCGAACGTAGGCTACTCCCTGCCACTTGAAGGGCGGCTTGAGGAAGACGACGAATTCCTGCTTGCGGACGTACTCCCAGACGCGCTTGGACTTCTCGAAGTCATAGCTGAACGAATCCTGAATCCAGCGCAGGAGTTCGCTGCGCTCGGGGTTTTTCCAATCGTGGGCCAAGGGTGGCATCGGGCTGAAGCGTTCTCGGTGAGTCATCGGAACGAAGGGAGTCTGGGGCCAGTTTGGCTGCGGTTGACCTTGAACGTGGCGTTGAGCGCGTGCTGCCAGCAGATGCCGTGGGCGGCGTGCTGGATCCTGATCTTCGAGCTGCGCTGGCCCTCGATGTCGACCATGC